GCCTCTCGTTCTAGGAACAAACTGTAGAGGGATTGCATGCCGGCATCGTGTAAGCCCATTCCGGGCTTAAACGTAATGTCGTCACACATTGCGATCTCCAGCTTGTTCTGTCTATGAAACAGAACTCGCTCGACTAGGTTGTCCACCAGTGAGATGGACATTATGAGGCGGAGGCGGTTGTGCTTCAGCTTCTCTTCTGCGTGGGGCTCATTCTTGACGAACAGGTACACAGCGTCTCGCAAACCCGTTTGCATTGCTGACAACGCGCGGGTTTTGGTGTGGTCGATGGTTAGCATGCATAACATGCGGTCAAGGACTAACCTTATGAGACGGCGCGGCTGGTCCGTCCAGTTGGCCTTCTTTGAACCATAATAGTTCAAAGGAACGCCGGGAGTACTGTCTGGTACTGAGTCCAATATAGCTGAGTAAACAGCTTCAATCAGAATGGGGGCGGACGTGACGTCTGTTGACATCGTGTCTAGCCAGTCTTTCGAGCTTTGAATTAGGCGCTCGAATTCCTCAACACTAATGGGTTTACCATTGTGGAGGAATACCTTTGGTGTCCCGTTTGGCACGGGACGATCCAGCCCTTCTCGCAGGGCTCTGCGTCGATTTCCATGGGAAATCTCATCTACAGCCTTCCGGACGGCAGCCTTCCTTTCGACGGTCGTCGGCGAGGAGCGGGTCTGCGCGTACCGTGACCCTTGGTACTTGAGTGACTCAATAACTCCTCGGATGGAGCGGTTGGGCCAGGCCCAACCACTTGTCTCGGGGAAACAAGTGTGGGCAAAGGCAGGGTCTGGGGTTTTGGAGGTGGAGGAGGAAGGCAGGCCGGTTCCGGCGTAGCGAAAGAGCCCGTCTGTTGCGTCTGAGACGGGGTCACTGCACTCTCTAACTGAACAGGGTTTGTACTGTCCAAGGGCAAGAAGGTCGGTGACCGAGACGGGGCAAGGTCTTTTGCGGCTACTGTGGTCGCCAGGCCTGCACGAAAATCCGCTTCGATCGCGGTTTCGTCTTCGACTGCC